TCTTTACCCTGTGCTACATCTGTCAACTGGTTTAAGCCTTTTTCTTGACTAGGAAGTAATGTGCTTTGCTGATAGTTTTTAGCTTTATCACCGGTAAAAAATCCCATATCAAATCTCCTGTATGTATTCGCAAACTATTATAGACCTGTCAAACACCTGCGGCGAAGTTATCACGAAAGAGGCGCTATTCATTAAAACGCTATTTCCACTTATCCTTAGAGCCGTAAATGTAGATGAATTAGTACCACAGCACCAAAGGTCAATCAGAGTAAAGTTTATATCAAACACTATACTGTGAGGTATTGTGTTAGCGCCTATTATCAAAGGTCCTGAGTTAAAAGATGTCCTAAGAATCTGTCTAGTCTGCAATGGCGTTGCGTTTTGCGGCACAACAGGAGTTGCTGGGATAAAAGCATTTCCACTTAAAAGCTCTTCGTCTAAATACCACCCTATCGTGCGTATATTTACGGCGTTGCTGATCTTCTTTAGATGCTCTACAAGAAACTGTCTGCCTTCTTCCCACTTTTCGGGAACCATATCATAAACCGGAACAAAACTTTCCAGGTTCTGACTATCCATTGGAGTCATTAATTACCTACTGCTATCCAAAATACGTTTAAAGGGAATATTCCAGAACTACATCGCATATTAAATCCTGTTGTTGTAGGATATAAAGCCATTGCAGTAGATTGAAAAGCTATACTTACGCTATTAGGTGTTGCTAAAACCCCAAAACAAGCAGTTGGAAAAGGTGTCGTAAAAACAACTGGAGTTGATGCTGTACTGGCCATGGACACATTACCCCATTGCAATATCATACCACCAAATAAAGCTGTCTGTCCGCTAAATGTTGGAGGAGGGCCAAGAACTCCAATTGCGGAAAATATTCCCGTGATTTGGTTGACTATCCCGTTATTTTCGTTCCTCCAAAATGCTTGAGTAACCCCTAAAGCCTCTTTAGTGTAAATAGCTCCTTCATCCACTAATGTAATCGGATCAACCAGCAGCTCGGGATAGGTAGATTGCAAATGCTTGCCTGATTTTCCCGTTGTATCGCTAAACTTATAGTGATCCACACCAAAGCGCAAGTCTAGAGCTTGGTTATTGCTAAGCAGCTGCGGCTGACTTGTAGTGTCCAAGAAGTCCCCAGGCTGCGGAATCTGTGGCAAAAATGCGGCCATCTTATCTTCTCCTTAAAAGCTTAAGCGCCCACCTGGTCTTTGCCAGATGATTTGCGCATCAATTTGTACATCTGATTCTTGCTCTATGCCATTCATTTGAGCGTCCGATAGCGTGTATTCTAAAGTCAAAAACTGAGCTCTAGTAGCGCAGAAAACGCGTTGCCAAGTTTTTGTACTGTTAGGTATGCCTAGACCAAATTGCGGTGGAGTTGTAGGGATCGTGCTGTTGAAAAACGTATCAGGATCTTCATTGTATTCAATATTGTTCTCCGGAAGAGTATTTGTAGGGCTATTTTCGTTGTAATTTTGGTACATATTAAGAGTAATCGCCCCGGCATTTGTAGTGGGCATAAGAAGGTCTAAATATCCAATCTGAATGTTTTGACCTTGATCTGCAAAACTGAATTTCTTGCTTTGTATAACAAAGTTATCTCTTATTGATATTAGACCGCCCCCAATATATCCGGTTTCGTTATCAATAAATGGAACATTAAAAGCTAGTAAAGTTTTGCTGTATGTATATAAAGTAAATGTGTTTACTCCTGTCACAACAATAGCAAAGACATTACCGTTTAGAGCCTTTGCAAATGGCGTTCCGGTGGGAATATTGGAAATGCTAATCACAAAACCGGTCTGCATATTGTGATTCGGGCTTGTTATCCGTACAGGAGCTGACACATATCCGGTTATGGCACTGATGAATAAGCTAGGATCATTAGTTGATAATCCGCCATCAATACTTTCCCCCACATACTCAACAAATCCTTGTTGATTACCTGCCACAATGTCTAAAATAAGAGCAGGTCGGTTAGCCCAGGTGAAATTGCATTGCGCCCACGGTTGATGAGTATTTGCCCATGTGCGGTTTGCAGGAGGCTGAAAGGTGCCAAAGCACGTTAAAGAGTCGTTAAATATAGCCCAGGAGTCATTATCGTAGTTGTATACTAGACGATGATCCGGATAAAGATTGCTTGTTCCTGCAAAAGGGTATGTCCAATAAGCCAGTTTAGAAACAAAATCCCTGATACCATGCACGCGCCTTGTGCCATTATTTAAATTGCTGAAGTTGAAAACCAAATCTGGTATTTTAACGTCAATACGGTTGCTCTTAAAGCTATCGCATTCCACAATCCCTTTGTCTCCTACTCCTACGAGGCTCGTGTCAAATTGAACGGCACTAAATGTACTAAGTGAGCCTAATTCAGTATTCACTTTTTCAATTTGGAAAGGTGCAATCGAGTGGCCAGTATACCTAAGTTGCCACGTGCTTTGCTCGCAATATATAACTAAGTTGTCTCGCACATATCCAACCGAAACAATGTTTTCAGTAGTCGGGATGTCAAGAAACCCACCTTTTCCTCTAATGTCATCACGCCACGCTGTTGCCACAACATCTGTCACAATAGCGCTGACAGTGTCGAAAGGATTCCCTATTTCCGCCCATCGAATACGTTGACGATATCGCAAACTAGCTCCAAGACTTGTCCCCTCTTCGGTATTAAACGCCACCAATCGGCCTCTATAAGGTAGCAAAACAAGGCATTGAGTCAGAAAGTTACCTGCCGAATCAATAGAAGGAGCAAAATCAACCCATGCTGTCCCATCTGTATAACGGATAGGATCTCCTGCGATTCCGCTGAAATTCGTAACCCAGAATACTTTAATGTTGTTTTTGCTTATCCAGTAGTTTGTTGACCAGAAGAATTGATAGTCTGTCCCTGTCCAAACAGTCCCAGGAATATATTCTCTCCAGGATGTACCTACGTATTGATAGGCGTAGACTTGGTCGAAAGCGATCGTCACGACAGAGTTGATATTATTTAAATCTTTCGTACGAAGTCCCATCACAGGATAACCGGGATAGTAGTTATAGGCTAAAGTGACCAATTGCCCATTTCCGCCGGTATACGTTAATGTCACAACGCCTGTAATGTAATTTATCGTACCGCTATTTCCGGGTGTTAGGCTTGTTAAAGTACCATTTCCTTGATCTGCAAAAGTCACGGCTCCAATCGTAAATATAACGCTTCCTGGTACCAGAGTTGCGAAAGGCTCATCTAAAGCGCGATTACTTGTGAAAGTACCTCCGGAAATGTATGCTCCAAATCCTGCTGCACTAACAAGTACTGTGAAATTGAAAGCATCCACAACTGTTATCGTGAATCTAGCATTGTACCCAGTTGCCCCAACTACTCCGGAAATGACTACTTGGTCGCCCGTGGTCAATCCGTGGGCATATTTCGTTGTAACTTGACCGGGATTTGCGTTATTTGCGGCAACAATATATCCCGTCATAGTCAAGATAGTAAATGACCAAGGAGATGTGCCAGAAGTAAACCAATAAACAGCAGGCAGATTGCGCTGTAGCCTTCCAAGCAACTCATAGCCTTGACGGCGCTTGATGCGATCGCGCCACACATAAGCGTTCTGCAATATAGGGTAAGCATCTTGAGGGATGGTAAAGTTCTCTCTGGACTGCACCAAACCGGCTTGAGGCACTTGAATGTATTGCGGCTGATATGGTGTCACCATCCCCCCTGGTTCCAACTCTGGTTCCATCCTTGACTTTGTATCGTGCTGCAAAAGATCGTGCTGTTGCGTTGAAACAATTCCTCTGTGGCTTGCCTCTCAAGGATAAGATCCTCTTCCCTATCCAAGCTTTGGGCCAAGTTGGCTATGCCTGCAAGATCTTGACGATCTTCAAGCACTAGGATAGATGCCATTATAGCTATCCATTTCCACCATTGATTTAGGATGGGGCTGTCATTAGTAGCCATAAACTGCACTGGCGTTAAGTAAGTCTCCATTTCAATCTTATGCGTAAGCTTTGGTATGGGGCGTATTGTTATCTCATTATTCCAAAACAACAAGCTAAAAGGTCTACCTGTCGTGTATTGCGATACAAAGCAAGTTATCTTTGTTGCTGCTGCCGGTGTGTATCCTGTGCCTGTAAGATCGAAAGACATTAGGCCCGTCACATAGTTGACGGTACCGATAACTATTTGCTTCATATCTCCTGGATTGCCCAAGTTTGCATTGTGCATGCCGGGAATAGATGGGACAAAAGGGGCGGGAGGTATCTGGATTGTCTGGGTATAGAGCGGAACTATCGTGACCGGATTAGGCAAATCTAGCAATAAAACACCGTTGCCATCGTCGCTAATACGAATAGCCACCCCTGAATTGTCCACCGCGCCGATTGTGACCTCTTTAGAAAGGAAAGGAGTTTGAGACACCGTAAAAGTAAATGCCTGAGTTACCCCATCGCCCTGGGCAACATTATTGTAAGTTGGCCAGCGTGGCCACATGTTAAAGAATTGCGTGCGGTCCTTGAAGAAGCTAGCGTCAATGCCATCTACATACACGGGAGCACGCACGCCCTGATTGTAGTTCACATTTAGAGGGTATCGGTCGATATTAGGAGCGGTATAAAACGTGTACACGCTACGCAAGAGGTCGCTTTTGATGGCATTTGGAAAATTGTTGAAATAACAATCATTGATGTACCCATCTAGGTCAGCAGTCTTCAAAGCCGATTCGGATGCAGACGCGGTAAGGCGCCGCACTTTTTTGCGTATGGCGAGGAGGGTTGAATCGGCTTGGGTGACTGTCATATCTTTACCTTATTTTTCGGATGTAAAGCGCGCTTTACATTAGAAGGACGTGCTAACAAATTCATGAATCCGTTGCCCTGGCTGATCCACTAGCAACGCTTTTCCGTGTGCATCTAAAAGCCCTGACATTCTCTTTGGAATCCTTCGTTTGTCATTAACTTCATCTACTAGCCCACGCGGCACGTCATATTCTTGATCGGGGATAAAGTTCCACATTTGAATAGGATCTCCTGCCCATCTCATGTAAGGTCGGCTAAGGCGTTCGTTTGCGCCTCTATGGTTAATGTAGCGTACTTTCACTATTTTGCTGTCGTGTGCTTTTTGCTTTTGGCATTCGGCTTTCGTTTTAGCATCCATCTTCGCGAAATCGTCAAAAGGGACTGAGTTAGCCAACACATTAATGAGGCCATGCTTTTCACCTGTTTCGGTTTCCATTTCTTTCATTTTAATTACCTATGCTTCCGTTAAGGTTTTGGAAAGGGAGCCATTTTGTAGTATTATCATATTGCTTATTTTTACTGCCCGATGGACACACCGTTGCTGGCTGTTCGGAACCTGCCGGTGGTATCACGAAAGGATCAAAAATGGTTGAGTCAATATCAACCAGAAAGTTAAGTCCATTTACCTCTAAGATCGTACCTGTCATCTGGTCTAACTGCGTCATGCCATAGCTGCTAGGCACGCTAAAATGCAGGTTTTGGCCCGATAGGTACATGTTAGGTTGTTGCACCGTCACAACCATAGGATAAGACTGTGAAATTGCAGTAATATCAAGGAACTGCGGTACAAGATAGCAAGGCGGTAAATAGATGTTGTTTGCCATTATTTCCTTTAAATAAGGGGCTTGCGCCCCTTTTGTCTAGGTCTCGAGCTTATATGCCATCCAATTAATTGTGTCCAAAGCTGCACCAGCAGGGCTATTAGCACCGGCAGCGATCAACATGTATGGTAGAAATATCGCCGAGTGAAACGCTTGATGCTGAAAATCATATCCCCAGGTCACTGGAGGTAGTGGCGTTGGAAAATATGATGTCTGAGCACCAGCAGGGGCAAATGTCGCAAATAAAGATGCAACAGGCGATAGTGTGGTTATTGGCCAGGTAAAAGTACCAAATCCCGTGCTATCAATGTTTACAGTCACATTATAAGCGCCGATATTACCGGAAGCAACCACAGCATTAACAGCCGTGATTGTTCCAGTTAGCTGGTCAATCTCTGGCATGCTAAAGCTTTTTGGTACGCTAAAGTGTATCTTCATGCCGACAACGTAAATAAGGCTAGGATCAACCGACGTGCTGACCACAGCTTGAGTTGCGTTGGAAATATTTGTGATATACAAATACTCAGGATCTACAGACAGAGTTTTCGAAACGCGTCTTGTAAAACCAGCTGTAGCAGCAGAAAGGCCGTTCGCCGTGATGTTAGCCAAACCAAGCAAAGTGTATCCTGATCCAGATACGCTTGAGATTTGGTAAACGCCACCTGCGATAGTTAGGTCACCTACTGTATTGTAAATACGTAAATAATCACCTTCCAGATAGGTATTGGTCTGTGTTACCACCGCTGGGTTAGCTAAAGATATCGCTGTAATGGCATTTGGCGCTTGATTTTCGACAAATGGTGCTTTTGTTACATACGTGAACCCATTGCTAACCGTAGAGGTAGAAAACTTATCAATTTGGATAACGCTAGATCCAGCTTTACGCCATCTCAGGCCGTCGTTTACAGCAGATTGACCAAGCCCGAATTTAGGACCAAACCACTCTCCGCCTACGCAAACAGTACCTGTAAGTGCCATTTGGGTAATGTTCCAGGTACGGAAATAATCCGCTGAGCTTGGAAGATTGACCACTTGATTTATTGCAGTAGCGCCTTGAGTGAAGGAACCACCATCTAAAATAGTAAAAGGCATAGCTGACCTCCTATAGATATTGTGTAACGTTTAGGCCGCTGATCCAGTTTTGGTTTGTAATCGCACGCGCAATCGCAAACTTAGCATACAACTGGGAGTTTTGTGCCACGCTAGATACAACGTAGGGAGGACGATAGCCTAGAATTGCGCTATAGTTGTTCTGCTCGATTTTAGCTACTGCTTCCAAACCAAACATGGGAATGGTATAGATAGGAGCGCCTTTAAGCGATGCCCCTGGGATCTTTGCGCCTTTAGAGCTTACAAAGAACCGGAAGCGAGATACTTGGCAATACTCTTCAGGGCGGATATGCTCTTGCATGCCAGGGTAAAATGCCTTTAGAAGTACCCCTTGAACGTTTTGCAAGTCATTTGTCAAGTCTGTAGAAGCTAGTGCAATGAAAGCATCGCGAACGCCAGCTGTGCCATATTGATTTGTTGCGTCAATACCGGACAACATACTGCGAGCGTCATTGCCAAGCAAGATACGTTCGATATTGTTGACGTCATTGCGAGAGATGTTTGATGGTTGATCGCCAGATAGACCGCCAACGGAGTTTATATAACTTACCGAACTAGAGTAAAGATCACGCATTAATAAATCTTCTTTCTCACGTACCCATTGTCCTAATAAAGCAGTAAATTTAGTTAAAACTTTATCGTTTTCGTAGAGCGTACTACACTATTACTTTCAGAGCTTTCGACTCGCTCTTACTGACCATCTTGTGATGGCGGGGAAACCGCTTCGGATCTCCCTCTCATAATTTCTTATGAGGTTAGACTATCACTTCATTCTTGCGAATGTTCTCGGGGTTAGTCGTTGCGGCTGTACATTTAATTCAGTTTCGTATATAGTGTAATCACCCTTAACAAAGGAGATAACATGTTGAGCGAAACTTACGAAAGAAAAACCTATACGGTTGCACAGCTTGCTTATATGGCAGGAATTATTGATGGTGAAGGAAGTCTGGTTATTGGAAATTACTCTTCCAATAAGAAGACGGGAGCTATTCACTATCATACCGCCCTTGAAATAAACAATACTGATGAAGGACTCATTCATTGGCTTCATCACACATTTGGAGGAAATATAGTCAATTACACCGCTAAACAGACCCCTAAAAACTCCCGTCAGGCAGTATTTAGATGGATTGCTAATGGTGATCGTCTTACTCACATTTGTGAAGAAGTGCTTCCTTATCTCGTTGTTAAACGAAAACAGGCTGAACTTATGCTTAGAATGAGAGAGACCTACAAGCCTACGCACAAAGCAGGACAGCAGGGATTTAGAGGACTCAATCCTGAGATCCTTTCCCTTCGTCTTTCTTTGATGCTTGAGCTTCGTGATCTTCATTGTCGTAAAGGTTCCTTAAGTTAAACACTTGCCTCTGGTTACCATGGGCTGCTTAGGCAGCCTTTAGGCTTTCCAAGGTATTTACCGAAAATTTATAGCAGGCTACGCGGCGAGTAAAAACTCTTCAACCTGCTCATTAACTACAACAGTTTTAGCATAGATCTCCATAGTTGCGTCGATATCAGACCGAACAACAACTTCAGGAGCTGGATCGATACCGGAACCGTCAAGTTGACCGCCATCAGTAGATAAGCGCTCATAACGTGACATGCGTGTGACTTTACCGATATGCGCTTCTGCATAGTGAAGGTCGCAACCGAAAGAGTGAATAAGATTGAACATTGGAGTCGACAATAGGTCTTCAGAGAACTGAACGGGCAGCTCTGGAGCCATATTGTTGATATTTGTGATGCCTGTGGCCATAACACACCCCTTTAAGGTGGTCTGTATTTGCTAGATTAGTCTAGCATGTACTTGGCGAGAGTGGGGTCAGCCTGCGTGGCGAATGCGAAAACAGCCGACGCTAGCGAAGCGTATGAACAGCTGTTTTCAAGATAGGATTATATCGGGATTATGTCAACTATTTCTTATTCCTCTCTTCGATGGCACATAGGCGACCATGGAAGTCTTTCATTTCGGATTGTATGCTAGCAAGCATGTCTTTCGTCCAATTCTCTAAAGATCTGTGATCAGCTCTAGATTCGCTGCGTGACCATAAGAAAAGTGTTATTGCAACACCCATTAGAGCAAAATTTGAAGCTATAATAGCTGCCACATGTGTCCATTCCATATTACATCCTATCCTTTTTTAAGCAAAAACAATCGGGATCATGCACGAAAGAATCCCCCGCATGATTCCAATGATTATTTAATCTTATATAAGTATGTCCATTGTGATGCAACGTTTCTAATTCGACCATTTTCTCATCTCCACATCCTAAAAAAAATAAGGAACATAAAATAAAACAGATAATTTTCATTTTCTGTTCCTCTCTTGCTCGTGATAGTACATAAGATGTGCTTTGAAATCGGCATCATTTCTTTCAAGTTTCCCATGGAAATCACGGATTTCATCTTGTATAGACTTGATATCTCCTCTGATAGCGTTGTGTAAAGAAACGGTAATTACAAATATTGTGAGCATAATAATCATGTTTGATCCTAAGATCATGATCACCTGTATCCAGGTATTATCCATAACATTCCTTTTGTTATCCCCTGTGAAGAGACACGGCAGGCGTAGGGTTTCGCTTTTCGGATGCCTCCTAGCCGTGTGGATGGACAGTATATCAGTTTTATGAGATTAAATCAATCTTCTTTCGTTATTTGATACTCCATGAAAAGTGACATGCATTTTAGTAAAGCTCTTATGCATGTCGGTGGGTGAGCACCTCCATCACAAAGTTTATCCACTTCCTCCATTTGCTTTACCAGATCTTCTTTAGCCCGCTCGTTAGCGTATGGTTTCTTTATTTTCATCATCCACCTTTCATCGTTTTTTGCATACGTGCCCAGTTATCTGCCCGTCTCTTATCATCTAACTTTTGCGGTGCGCTATCACCCGTGGGTGTTGCTCCAGGCACAGCCATGCTTTGAGGCTTATTAAAATTACGCTCTGCCTTGGCTGCGTCTTTAGAGCTGTCTGTATTTGGCACGAACCTCTTTACGGCCTTGTATATGTTATTCCACTTGTCGAAGCTGTCCTCTTGCATACCAAAAGCTGCTGCCACTTCTGGATAGTGGTATTCCATATAGTCGAGATTTTCTTTCGTGCACACTTGATTAAAGTCTTTGTAGGTACTCTGCAATCGGTTTGGTACTTCTGCTTTCTCGCGTTCCATCCGTTGTTGCTGATATTCCCTTTCCCTAGCCTGTATGCGCTGCTCTATCTTATGTTCTATGCGCTGATCTTCCGTCATGTCCTCTTGCGATTGCTGTTGCTGTGGTTGCTTCTTGTCCAGCAACGCTTCCATAGCTGCCTTTAAAGCTACTGCTTCTGCTTGACTCTTGGCGGCTGCTTTAGCGTTTTCTTCTGCAACCTTCCTCTCGTTTTCTCTGACTTCCCTAAACTTGCGCCAATTTATTTGTTCTTGAGTGTCGGCTGGTGCTTGCGCTTGAGCGGCATTTTGTGTATTATCTGGCTGTACTTTAACATCAGTTTGAGGCTGCATATGACTCCGGAAGATGGGTTATTAATAGAGGATCTGGAAAAAGATCCTGAGTTTAGTAAGATTGATATACAAAAAGAGCTTTCACATTACCGTGAAGTGGTCGGATATTTGGGAGCAAACGCACCAATTGGCGTGCTATGCCTGCCTACCGTTATTGAGAACATCCTTGCTAAGCACGATGTTATTCGAGTTTATGACCTTATCAACTATAAATTGGATGGGATCAAGGGACTCGGTGTGGAGCGGATTGACTTGATTAGGGCTCGCTGCGACGAGTTCTTTTCGATGCCGATTTAAGTACTCGATTTCGGACGGTAGATCGCAACCGCTTTCCTTGCGAATGTAAGGCCAAAATTTTAGAGCATAGAACGCATCGCACCATCCCTTCATCTTATGCCAAGATGGATGCACAACAGTGCATTCGCTCAACTCTGCCATCGTTGCTGCATTAGGAAGGCACCAAAGCCTCTTCGTAATGACTCCAGAGACTTTGTTGTAAAGGAAAATGGTTTGCGAAGGCCTTGGAGACGGCATGTAAAGCATGGCGAAAAACTTTCTTCGCATCACGTTGGATATCAGAGGATCTGAAGCCAGGACGTATCCAATGCAATACTCGTCCTCAGCAAAGATCGGATTATGTCTGTCTGCGCATATATAAAGCTGCTCCTCAATGTCCTTTGTCAGGGCCATTGCTATTTCCATAGATTCGTATTTAGATCGATCGCTGGAAGCGATCATTGATAGCTCTCCAGCGGTCTTTCTATTATTAACTTCGGTTTTAAAATCTATTATATTCAATGGTCTGTCTCGTTTACTTTTACGTGAGTGCAGGGGCGTATTTTGGCAAGCTTAGGGTTCATCTCATTTCCGGGGGCATTAGTGTACATGCTTTTTCTACTAAACTGCTGTTCCCAGTGTTCTCCTGGGATAGCGCGTTTGCTACCCTTTGCAGGCACTGAGTCGTTTGGCCCATGGTCATCATGATGGACTTTAGGCCCCTCTAGCTTATCTTTAGTCATAGGAGCACGACCCAATTGCGCCATGCCTGGTCCTAGTTTTTTAGCCATATAACCTCTAGTGTTTAGCTTGATGCTTCTTTGCGTAGTTTGCAAGACCTGCACCTGCTCTGTCAAGATCCTCTGGATTACCAAACTCAGTGGCGTATTTCAAACCGCAACATGGGTTTGGTTGCCCGAGGTCTTTTTCGTTGTGTTCCTTGGGCATACGTGCCCCTCTCATTCCACCGCGTTCGGTCGAATCATCGTTTTTTTCCCGTGCCATAATTATACTCCTGCCATTTGTGTGGCTTTTTTAGCTTCTTCTGCTTCATTCGCTTTTCTTATAGCTTGTGCCATCTCCCAAGCGTTTTTAAATGTAGTCATATCGAGAGTCTCTAACTCAATCATCATCTTGACAAGGTTTAATTCGCTCTCGGTTCTCTCATGTTCGGCCTTGGCTGAGTTGTCATTCATCTTGCTTAAACGCTCCTGCGCGCTCGCCATAAGGTCTTTCTCGCGAGCTAGATCGACACGGGCTTTAGCATACTTGGTCATGATCTCAGACTGATCCTTTTTAGCCATCTGTTCGGCTTGTTGCTGCGCTTGTTGAGCCTGCTGCTGCTGCTCTTCCTGCATGTCCTGTTCTACTTGCTTCTTGTTTGTAATAAAAGCGGCTCGCACAATAGACTTGTTGGCGATTGGAATACCGATCTCACGGAAGTGGAGGAGTTGCTGCAATTCCATCTGTCTCTGACTCGTAGAATAGTTACCCTCTTCAACGGCAACGGAATACTTGAGACTGTGAGAGGTAAAGAATCTAGGGTCAGGTTCGCGGCCCAATATGCTAGCAATCTTACCGCGCGAAAAGTTCTTACGGATAGCCTGTAGACGTATCTTACCGTACAAGCGTTGCGTATAATCGGATTTGTCCAGAATACCTTGTAAAGTGACAATTCCAGCGGATTGACGAAGCATTGAGAGTATTCCCGCTTTATCATCTGTTGCGCTTCCGAGGAGCTCCTCATTGACTCCGCTAATTTTTGTAATGTCTTCAGATAGACTCCTAGATAGCTCTATAACACTTTGCGGTATACCCTGAGGCTCTAATCTCTGGATCTCGCTTGGTAGTCTACCAGCTTTAAGCGGTATCAGGCAACCATTTTGTGTTTGACGGAAAGCTTTAGGATCAACCACGGCATCAACTGGGTATATCCAAGCGTTTTGTACCTGTGATTGCAGCAAGTCAAGCTCTATGACTTTTCGCATGTTGTAGAGGTATTGCGCGTCCCGTAGGTTGCGTACTACACCCATCTGACGCCATGCGTATGATTGGATATCAGGGAAGTGATAACAGTGATGGGGCACGAAAGGATACGGATCGATATTTAAAAGATTAGCCCCATGATAAAGAATATGATCTCCTAAGCTAAGTATAAGCTTTACTGTGGGTACTTGCACCTTCTTAGTGATGAGCCAGGGCTGCATTCTGAGCACTTGCTCCATCATGTCATCTTGATCTTCCTCGTCCTCTTCCCATTCGACGCTCTCACCACTCTTGGGATCAAGTACAATTGTAGCCTCACGCGTTGTACGGTAATGGACTTCATCGTAGGCAAATAGGCGGTTAGTAGCAAGATTGAGTAGTTCAGCCTGTAAGGGAAACCGGCCATCCTTAGCTCCTCCAGCACGCATTTTTTCGATTTCATTAGCTCGACCAGGTAAAAGGGATTTAGCTGCTGTTTTTGTAAGCCAGCGCCTGCGCCAAATAAAAGTACAGTCTGTTAAGTCCATCTTACGATAGTAGGGATCAATCAAATAGTTCGGACTAGCCACAGAATCGGTAAAAAGATCTCCAGAAATGGGGTCAAGGGTATAGTCAGGGTAGAGATGTAGCAAATTAGATCCAACGTCAAGTGATCCCTCAAAACTTTGGCTGAAATACTCTTGAAATCCATCACGATCTTCGCTCCATTTTAAGACTTTGTTGAAGTCGTCTGCGAGTGTATCAGTGTCATTGATGGGTATTGTAATAGTTGATTTGCGGTTTTTACGCTGATATCCTGCGATCATATTGATGTGTCGCATGATTAGATTGAAAAAGAATCGACGGCTTTGATAGTAGTTGTTATCGCCATAGACCATGGACCAAAGCGTTTGATCCCCAGCTTTAAATCGCCTATCGATTGCACCCTGTATCCAATATGAACTGTTTTGAGGATAGCTCGAGAGGTAGAAGTGATCCTTCATAGCCTTTAGATTAACGCTTCCACTGTCTGATGGGTCGACGTAACCTAGTGAAAAGCCTGCTTGCGACTCATATGATCCCATGCATTACCTATTTTTATTAAAAATAAGATATATCACATGACACTGTGTTTGTCACGCTCTACTTTTTCACGAGTTTTGGCATTATAGAAACCGTATTCAGGCATAACATTAATTACATCACGTTTTTGTTTCGATATTAAACCTGCTTTTCTGTGACAATCTAAGCACACATTTCTTCTGCGTTTGTTTTTATAGGGAGATGGGAAAAAACTTAAATGCTTAAGTTTGTTGCAATGCTGGCAATTGTGCATATAATCTTCAAGTCGAGGTGTTGGATTCATAAGTCTCGCTTAAAATTTAGAAAAGCAAAATGGGGTTTAATGCAAAACCTTTCAAGAATCCACATACCCTTATCATTGTAAGGAAGCTTTTTGCGCAGGCTTACCCTTACCAAGGATCTTGAAAACTGAGAGTAGAAGTATGCATCGAGTGTTTTCAATAGTAACCTCCTTGTCCTGTTCGACCGAAAGGATCTCCATCGTCACCGTATATCTCACGCTTGATATCATCAATAGATCGGTTGTCGTTGCGATGCGAAAGCTCTCCTCGAGGGAATTCAGAGCAAATTGCGTACCTTAAAGCGTCTAGGATGTGGTCGTTTACCTTTAGTGGCTTATCCTCTCCCCTGTCAGCTGCTTTAGGGTCCCAGGCGTAGGATTGGATGTGCTCCAGCAAAGTCTTGCATCCGGCTTGAATGGCTATTGTCTTTTGTCCGATAAACTTTGAAGTATGTTTAATACCGAGCAACACATCATTGTTTGCGTCAAGTACAGGTAAGTTACGCCTGCGTAGCTCGAGCTTAAAACTGGCGGCGGCAGGGTCAACATAAATCTTTTGAATCTCTTTATATCGCACAAAGTTTTCCACATCATCCGCAAGCTCTGCATCAGTCTTCGAGCGGCCTTTCTTAGCACTATCATAGTAATACTCCTCTGTCACTCGTATCTGAGGCCATATGTTGCTTATCTTTACGATAACTGCGGCCGTCGCGTTAGTTGTGCCATAGTCAATGCCACAGATAGAATAGACCGAATTTGAAGTCTCGTTTTCATAGATGTTGTCTTGGTCGAAGTTGTCATATACGAGACCGTGTGCAGCTGCCCATTCGCCAAGGATATACCGCTTGAACCACATACCAGTATACTCACGTTTGAGACTTTCTTTATAATCATTGTCTAAACTCGGGTTATCATCTAGATGAAAGTTCCAAGTCGCAACATTGAGGTCTTGCGCGCGGTCGATATATTCTTTTTTGAGCCAGTGGGCAGGACCTTCGGGGTTACAGGTCGCCAAAAGCTGCGCCCCAGGAATACTGAGACGCGATAATAACATTCGCCAAAACGGCGAGGGAATGCACGTAGCCTCGTCGACGTATGCACAAGCGAGTGTAGCGCCCTGAATGCGACGTACCGCTCCTTCGTCATGCGCCCCAACAAAATATATATTACGCCCATACAGCTTGGTCTCGGTGGTTTTGGTGGAAGGTGGGGAGAACCCAAGGAATTTGTATAGTTCCAATAAAACGTTTCTTTGAATAGTGTCACGGTTGACTCCTATGATCATTACATTGCCCTGAGGGCCATTCTTGATTAGATCAATAAGCTTGAGTATGCTTGAGTAGGTTTTTCCAGATCGAACAGCTCCCACCCATATGTTTAGGCGTTTGTTAGCTTCCTGGAATGATAGGATTTGCTTATCACTTAATGGCATCTGTTTTTAACTTATTGGCATGAAGCCAATCCAATAGGGATGTTATTGTTGTGTCGTTGGGGGTCGTAGCTTTGTTTTTTTCATTGGCCGCTTTCTTATCATATTCGTAATCAATTTTTCTCTTATCTTTTTCAAATTCCTGATCGTCAATCTCCTTGAAATAAATCGGCAAAAACCTGTTCCCATATGACTGATGAAGTTTTTCGTTTGTGAGTATCTTATATCCAATCCAGTCTTTCATTTTCTCGTAATAAGGAAGAAAACAACCTCTTTCGCAAATTGATTTCCATTGAGACCTAGCTATATTTTTGTATTGAGAATAAAATTGTGACATATGAACTATGTTGCTTTTTGACTCATCTTCTTTTTTCATCCATGCAAGCATTTCTTCGCCGAGCACCAATAGATCTTGATCGGCATATCCTGCATTTGGCGGCCTACCATGTCCCACAGCGTTTTTATTACCTATGGGAGCCCCATTATTTTGTTTGCGCTTAGGACGCATTATTTCCCAGCCTTTTTAATGTAGGGCAGTTCATATTTCTACATTTTAACCATTGAGGACCTTCTCTGTTTACCCTAAAACTTCTTAAATAATGGTCACACGATGTACATTTATGTTTAGTCAACCTACCCTTCCTCACTTCCCAGCCTTTTTTTTGAGATCCGCTGCGATCTTCGCGCGTTTCTTAGCAAACTTCTCATCAAGTTTAGCCTCAGCCAAATTGTCAGCTTTATTTGCTCCCGTGGAGTGTTTAGCCCTAGCGCTTGCACCACGGCCTTCTGTATGTGCAAGAGTGGAAAATGTTTTTTCACGTTTTGCTGCTTTGAGATCGTCACTTTTTTTGCTCACAATGTTTCATCCGTTAATTCCATATCCAAAGGGTGTTTATCAAGTAAATCCCCTAATTTCAACACTAAATCATAGCGTGGATGCATATTTCTCACCCTGCATTCAAAGAGGCACTGGTTGATAAATTGTATTTCGCCGCGCTCTAACTTTATAGTTATTTTTGTATGTTTGTCGATGTATTTAACCAATCTCTCTCTACCTTCGTTGTTTTAAATCGCGGCCACAACCTTTCTCGCCATTGATGATTGAGATTTTTAACCTTCTTTTTAACCTTCCCATATGAAGCTAAAGCCCTTTTGATACGCCTATTTTCGCAGTATCCACGAGAATGAGAGCGGCAATAAGCTCTCCATTCTGCCATTCCCCATTCGCTTTGCTTTCTCTTCTTCCATGCTTTATTGTTGGCTCTACGTTTGTCTAGATTCTTTAGTCTAGATTTCTTGTCGATCTCTTTGTGTCTTTCGAGGTTTGTAAGTCTCCAGTATTTTGTGCCACATTTTTTTGCACAGAATATCTTCTTTCCTTTTTCTGGGAATTGAGTTCCACAGACAACGCATTCTTTTTGCATGTATCAAATAAATCCAATTGAGTACCTTTGAAATCTGCCATACCCAACCTTTCGGTTATGCCGAATAGTTGAAAAGACGCTCCAGCTGTCACCCAATCATATCATATGCAGGGCCGCACGGTCAACGGGTGCGTCAAACCGTAAAAATTACGCCATCTCTATCATACCCATCCATGTGGATAAGTCAATTAAAATAAATTTTCTCTATTGCAAAAAAGGTAGAGATATGCTATAGTATTGGTATCAAAGCGAGACTCCCCGATAGCAAAAGCTTGACGGTCGCAGCAGCAGAGATAAGGGATCTAATATAATGCAAAAAATTTGGGATGTAATATGAAATCACTAACGCGCTTCATCAACAAAATGAATTCGCGTATCGAAAAGATACGTGAAGAAAAAGAAAACTCTGCTGACTGCGATTGGGAATCCGATATCGATGCGTTCTATGGCAGAAAGAAGCAAGTCACAGTGACAACTTTTGACTATGATTTCTTAAGAGATGAATACAAAACATACACAATATGGGTTTAAAAATGAGCGATACAGTAGGGCAAATAAAACAAGAGCTGCAATCCGCGCTAGACGACATAGTCAAGTTACGCGCCGAAATCAGAGACGAAGTGCTAAAAATTGAGGAAGATATGAAAAGATTTCCTGGATCGAAAGATCATCAGATTGCTTGTCACAAAAAAAAAACTTATCAATCAATGGGTTTGAGTTTTGCAGAAGCAATCTTAAGGAAAAAGATAGATGCACTATGAAGCATACCCCTAATAACTCATACCTGACGATATACATCCCTAAAGATACTGTGGACTCTTTTAGATCACATTGTGCGAGTCATGGTTATGTTATGAGTAAGACGATAGCGATCTTGATTGAGGAGTATCTTAGAAAGGAGAAAGGGGATGGCTAACATCGAGCAATTCGACTTATTTTTACCGATACCCGATGACCTGGATTTCTTAAAGGCAGACTTCAAAAAAGTTAGGGATTCGGCTGAGAAGGTTAGGAAAAAGCAGTTTGCATTGATTGGCGAGATCAAGAAGATGCAGATTGAGCTTACTCAAAGACTGGAAGTAATCGAACATAACATTTGTAGGGGTGGATGATGGAGAGAATGTGGAGCGTTGAGCTTAATATTGACGATAAAGAATTAAATAATTGCTCTTGGCA